TTTTCGATGCATTGCATGATCTGCACAATGCTTGAAAGTTGTTTTCATCCCATTTATCACCACCATCAGACACTGGAACAATGTGGTCAGTGTAGTATGATGATTGATGACAATCCACAACCTCACAAACTGGATGTTGCATCTTATATGCAAGTGATAATTTTCGCCAACGTGACGTATTATAAAACTTCAAATCTGCTTGGTCCTTCAACCAATTCTTTTTTGTCTTTGGTTTATCATCTTTAAATGAATAAACTTTGTGTGGCATTCTTGGCATTAGTCAGGATGGTGTGTGTTTCCTTGCAGTGCATGATAATCACCATTTTGATCTCTCCAATAAATATGACTACCATAAAACATAAACTCACCATTCTTGAAATAGTCACCACCACCACCACTTTCTGATGTTGGTGGAAGTGCATTCCCTTTCATTTGAAATAGGTCTGCACGTACTTTGTTTGATTCAGTGACTTCACCCTTTTTGAAAACTGGAATGTCACCTTCATTGATTGAATAGGTTGTTTCTTTTTCTACAATTGGAATAAATGTTGCATTTGGAAGAACATCAGCAGTGACTTCAAAAAAGTCAATTTCATTGTTATTGTTTGAATTTATAATACTTATAATATCACCTTGATAAATCCTATCACCTTCATATGGTGGAATATTTATTTGCTGAACAACATGATTGTCAGGAAAAAATGTTTCAACGTAATCAACCGCTTCAAAAATACCACCCTCAAAAACAACACGATTTTCTTCAAAAACTGCATATGTATCTGATGAATTTAACATTGGTGTTAGTTCTTCAATACCTCTATAAATACGATTTGTTTTTTCAATTACTTCACCATTGTCTGATGATATATCGTTTGGATCAATAATGTCTTTTATTCTTTTAATAGCAACACCAGTTCTTGCAGATATTTGTTCAAACCATTCACCACTTACTTCATCCATCTTATAATCACGTTTGCAACCACTAAACACATAAACCTTGTCATTGTATGCAATTGAATTAAATGGATAGTAGTCACCAACAATTGTACTCATTATTTTTTCAACTGGCTTTGTTTGAAGTGACATTGCTTCCATTACACGTGCATAAGATAGTGGTGGATATGTGTCAAAATCACAATCCCATTGTGTTGATTCAACTAAACTAAATGATTGTGCATTGTTATAATTTTCATCAATCTGAATCTTTGCAATGGTTGATGTTCCAATTTCAGAATCAACAATAATCAAAGGATCAAGTTCAACTTCCTTTGTGTAAAAACCGCTTGGATTCTCTACTTCCAAAGTCATTGTGTTTTCATCATCACTTAATTCTTGAGGAAATAAAACTTCGATTCTGTCAATATAAAAAGCATTTGAAAATCCACTTGTACCATTTGCCATTGTTCTGAATTCATCCCTTCCATCATAAGTTGTAGTTATTTGAAAAATCATGTCATTAGCTTCAAAGTCTATTGTTGGAGCATCAAAATAAACAAAAGTTGCATTACTTGAATTTTTAACTATTTTAGTCCATTTTCGATTTGTTGAAATTGCATCATCATACCATTTACCCTCAACTTGTGGTGCTGGTCCAATTCCTTTAATGTAACGATTGCCACTTTTTAATTCAATATCAATATTACATGAAAAGTTTGAAGTTTGATTGCCATATTGACCAGTTGCAGTTCTTACCCTCATTGCAACTCTAATGTGACCGACCCCTTCACTTTTTATATTTCCAATATTAATGCTTCTTGTTTCAATTGATGCCTTTCTACTTGATAATGTTATTCCTTCAATTCCAAGTTTACCTTCAATGTGTTGCTTTGCTTCAATTCGTGTTCGATATGCTCCAGCAAAATACCCAAATGTTCCGCCAGATAATATGTTTAAATCCTCACTTCCTGAATTACCAACTGACTTTTGATGTGAATATGTGTCATCAGTATAAGTTGCATCTTTTAAGTATTCACGATACTTGATTGAACTTGAATCAAAATTCCTTACTTGTTGAATCCAATAAACACCATTAGCATGGTATATCCGACAACTAAACAAATCCATTAACCCTCTCAATGCATCATAATATGATATGTATTGAACTGGATTTTTGTTTGTGTCACCAATAAATAAATTGTCAGGTATATATGTATAATCAAGTGGTGAATCATCCGTTGTTGTGGTTGCTTCAAGAACACGTGATGAATATTCAATTGATTCACGAATGTATGCATCTGATGAACTCCAAAATTGTTTTAACCCAAGAATGTCAAGAATCTCAAATATGTTGCTTTGTATCTTATTGACTGATAATGTTTCTTGCGTGTACTCGTATTTTTTGAGTGCATCAAGTCCATCAATAGCTTTAAATGTATATGGTCTTGGCTTTGATGTATTAGACCATTGAACAAGGTCCATTACAATGATACCAGCCCAATCAAGTTTCCAAGTTGTTGTGTATCTATAAACTAACAATTTTAGTTTATTATCTTGTGTTATTTGGTATTGTTCAAAAAACCTATCAAAATAACGATCATTATTTGAATATGTGACCGATGTGTTTGACGACTTTATTGAGCCAAGTATTTCATCCCCCTCACCTTTCCATTCAGTTTTTAAATCAATAACTTCAGGGTTAAATGTTGGTTGATATGGATTTGGTAATATTCCAGTTATTGGATCAGTTGAACTTATGTGTGTATATGTTGCAGAATATGCAACATCAGTTGTGATTTGTGTTGTGATTCCGTTTGAAGATATACCAGTTACATTTGCAGCTTGTGTTGATGATGATGTATATAACAACAAATCATAACCAGTTGCAATATAGTCCCGCCAATCTTTGTCAACATAAAACGTGTTTCCAGTTCCACCAATTATTTCAAGTTTTGGAAGTCCATCATAATCATCACCAAACAATTCAACTTTGTATCGTATCCCATTGTTTGAATAAATTTCACTGCTAAATATTACACCACTCATATTATCTTGAAAATCCTTTTTCTCTATTTTGTACCAGTATTAAATCACGACCTGAAATTTTTGTTTCCAATGCAATTGGCTGAGTATTCATTGCACCCATTCCGCCACCAGCCATTGATGGTGCTGGAACGTTACCACCGCCACCAGTGTCAATTCCTTTTTTACTTAAATTTGTTAATGCTGCACCAGCTGCAACCAATGCAATACCACCAGCAATTGCAAGTGCTGGATTCATTGACTTGATTGAAGCATCAACCATTGCTTCAGCAATACCAATTGCAATCATTGCTTCACCAAATTGTTGCATAAATCCACCAATCGAGTTTAACAACCCACGCCCAAAATCTTGCATTGTCATATCACCACCACTCATCACACTACCTAAAAAGTTTCCAAATGAAACAAGCCCCTCAGTTGCAAGTGACTTCAAACCACTACTCAATGATTCACCAGCTTTTTTTCCAAGTTCTTCTGCTTGTGTAACAATACCTAATTCTTGATTTGTTAATGGTTCAATTTGTATTTGTATTGGTTCAATTGCTTGGTTTGCCATTTCACTTATTTGTGAAGTGACATTTTCAATCCCTTTTTGTGGTGGTGCTTGTATTGCAATTGCAGTTGATTTTGTTTTTCCAGTAGTTGTTCCACCACCTTCAGGAGTAACATCAAGAACACTATCTTCACCAGCTTGTGTCAAACCAGTGACTTCTTTTTTAATACCTTTTAATGTTTCTTTGAATGACTTGAGTTCCTTTGTTGCTTCACGTGGTTCAAGTTTGAACTTATCAAAGAACTCATCAACACCAATATCAATACCAAATAAACCAGCAAACTTTGCAAGTCCTTTTGCTATTGTTTTGACCGCATCAAGTGTGTTGTTTGCAATGTTTACCCATAAATTATAAAAGAAATCTGCAAAGAATTGTGCATTGTCTTTTACATACATAAACACCGCAACAAGTCCAGCAAGTGCAGCACTGATTCCAACAACCCATAAAATGATTGGATTTGCCATTAAAGTTGCAAGTGCTAATTTAATCCCACCAATTGCAAATGCTAATGGTCCAAGAACCGCAATTAATCCAGCAAACACAGTGATTGCAGTTTTAACATATGGATTTAGGTTTGCAAACCTCATTGCAATCTTGGAAAGTATATCAGCAACAAATCCAACCGCTGGTGCCATGATCTCACCAAATGATATTGCAAGTCCTTCCGTTGCTGATTTTAAACGCATCATTGAACCTTCCAATGTTGCATCCATAATTGCAGCCATTGATGATGCAGTAACACTTGTGTCAGATAGTTTGGCATTCATTTCAGTAATTGCATCACCACTTTGTGAAAGTGCAACCGCAACTTGTGCATTTTCTACACCAAACATATCCATTGCAGTGTTTGCTGGATCAATAGAATTTTTAATTTTATCCATTGCATCCTTGAATGATATACCTGACTTCCTTGTCTTTAAAAATATATTTTTTAAACCAGTTCCAGCAGTAGTTGCTTGTATGTTTTTACCAACTAAAACACCAAGCATTGAAGTTGTTTCTTCAAGTGTTATTCCTAAACTTGATGCAACCGCTGACACTTTTGGCATTGAGTTTTGAAATTTCTGCAAATCCAATGCCGATCCACTAAATGCTCTCGCCATTACATCAGTGACCCTTGTCATTTCACCAGCTTCTAAACCGAAACCACGCAATGTACCCCCAGCAACCGATGCAGATTGTGCCAAATCTTCACCAGTTGCAAGTGCAAGGTCTAATGTTGCAGCAGTGATTTTTTGTATTTCTTCAGAACTAAATCCAAGTTTAGAGTAATTCAACATTAATTCTGAAACTTCAGATGCACTGAATCGTGTTGCAATACCCAAATCCTTTGCAAGATTTGTCAAGTTTTGAAAATCTTTTCCAACCGCACCGCTAATGGCTTGAACTTTTGCCATTGATTGCTCAAAGTTGGCAAACGTTTTGACTGCAAGTCCACCAAGTATTGCAATTGGTGCGGTCAATGACATTGACATTGATTTGCCAATTGACTGCATTTTTTTACCTGAAGAACGAAGTTGTCTTTGTAAATTTTGACTTGATGTGCTAAACGCTTTTAAGTCAAATCCAGCCCTTATATTAATACTTTTCTTTGCCATTTTAATTGAACCAGTTTGGTTTTAATTTTTTAATTTGTTCAATTTCTGCTTTTGTGTATGGATTTGATTTTGTTCCTTTTTTACCGCTTTGTTCTTCCCATTCAAACTTCATCAAATCTTGTGGTCGTTTCATTGTTTTTTGTCCTTGTGATTTTAACGTTACATATGAAACCAATCTTGCAGTTTCCCACAATGATCTTGCATTTATGTTTTCGTTTAAACGATGACCAATGTACGCATCCCAAATGTCAACCATCGAATAACTTTCCAAACACAAAGGAGTTTGTTTCAACGTACCCAATACAAACCCCCTTATGAAATTTTTCAATGGCAATTTTACTTTTTTGCTTCAACCTTTAAATTACCCAATGCACTCAAATCATTTTGCATTGCTTCAGTGAATACACTAATCAAACCCATGTCATCATCAATTGCATCAATAATAAAATCTTTTGTGACCTTTTCACCTGATGCCTTCATTCCAGCATAAGCAATTTCGACAATCATATTCATTGTCACATTTTCGCCCATTTCTGAAATTGATGAACCAGTTTCTTTTTCATACATTAACAATGCTTTGAAACCGAATTTGAACTTGTACTCTTTATTTTTAATTTTTATCATGCTACAAATATAAAAAAAGGGAATGAAGTTTCCCCCATCCCCCATTTACACAATATAACAAAAATCAATATCTTACACAGTTGCTTTTGTTACTGCACCAGTTCCCTCAAAAGATACTGAAAATGTGCTTGATTCCTCAAGGCCATCAGTTCTTTCAAGTGATGTGATGTAGCATGAACCACTATATTCTTGATCACCAACAACATCAGTTGTCCATGTTACAGTCACCAAAGTTCTTGCAGAAAATACATCGTATAAATCTTCATATCCATAAGTTGCATCCTCAGCAAAAAACCCTTCAGCTGAACCACTGAATGATTTTTGACCTTCCAATGCTTCTTTCCATCCGTTTGAATCTTTTGTTGATGCATCTCTTGTTGACATATCAAATGTCAATGAGTTTGATGTTAGGTGTGCTACTGTTGTACCAGCAACTTGTATTTTTGCTAATGTTCCGTTTAATATTCCAGTTGAAGCCATTTCTATTTTTCCTTAATTTTTATACAATATTAATTATTAGATTTTTTCTTTTTTGTAACTTTTTTAACTTTTGGTTTTTCCTCATTGTCCATTGCCACTTCAACAATGTGTTCAATTTGTTCTTCGTATGTAAAACCATCAAGTGCTTTTGCTACTTTTAAATCAATTAATTCTTTGCCCAATTTGTTAGATACACGCAATTGTGATCCTTCAGGCAATGTTCTCTTATGGATTGCATAATCCGTTGTTAGTTCTATTCTCATAAATTTAACTTTTTTGCTTTTCTATTTATATACTTTTTAAGTTTATCACTCGCTTGTGTATATATTTTTTCACTCGTTTCAGAATAAGTTTTCTGAATAAAATTCTTTTTCCCAGTTGGATTTGCTGAATGTGTTCCAACTCCGTACTCAATCCACCACGCATAAAAACCATCAAACTCCCTTGCACCTTTTCCATATTGTGGACCAACTAAAACATTTGGATATTTTTTTGATGGTGATGTTTTGACCTTAATTGCGTTTTTAAGTTCTTGTGGTGGATAATCAGTACCCCTTATAGTAATAGTTTCAGTTCGTTGATTTGGTGCATTTTGTTTCATCTTATCAACCACTGGTTGCATTTGCCTTCTTAATATTTTAAGGATTTCACTCCTTTTCATCTTGTCATCCAAAGATTGAATTTCAAGCATAACACCTTCAAAACCTTCAATTTTATAGTTTATCATAGTTTTTTGTTTGCACTTATCATCAAACCTTCACGCCCAAGTTCTTGGATGTCAAGAATGTCATAGTATTTTGAATTGTATGAAATACGCATTGATTCATCAATTCCATCAAAGAACCGAATCTTGAACTTGACCTTGCTTGTGGATGTCACTTGGTCTGCTTCAACTTTTTCATTACCAGTCCCACGTTGCACATTTGCAAACGTTGTGTGATACGTTGACCAACTTGATGTGTATTCACCAATTGAATTGGTTGAAAACGTTTGTGATTCAATCACAATCTTTCTATCTAACCGCCCTATGTTCATATTTCAGTTCGTTGGCTTACCATTGACATTTGAAACTTTGTTCCTCTTGATAGGTTGTGCAAGTTACTTCCAACAATTGTGCTTTGTCTATTTTCAAACATATCCGAAACTATCATTCGCAATGCTTGTTTAACCATGTCATCAGTATTCGCCAAAGTTGTTATTTCAATTTCAATTGGAAAATCACGATCATATAAATTTGGCAAATTGTCCTTCATTTCTACATATGAATAAAGTCCATTTGTTGCAATATATTTTGATGAATCCAAAAGTGTTCTTGTGTTATCAGAATCATAATAGTAAATTGAAAAGGTATCCAAAGGATTCACATCAATTCTGAAATCATCCCATTCAATCATGTACCCAGTCACACCGCCTTTGATAAGCAAACCAGCCTCGTTCCATAACATCAAGTGTGCAGATGCTATGTAATCATTTATGATGTCATCAAAAGATGAATCTAAAATGTTTAAATGTCTTTTTGCTTCAACCAAAGATAATGCCCAATTGACCTCAGGTGTGTAGCTTGTTATTTTTTTGTTTCTTATCATTGCTTTTTAAAAAAAAGGGAGTTAGGGAAAACCCCAACCCCCTTAATATATTAACTAATTAAAACTACTATTATCCGAAAGTTCCAACACTAATTGCAGCATCTTGAACAAGTGCAGCATCCCAGTAAGAATTTAAGATTAATCTGTTTGTTCCGCTTACAGCTTGTGTGTAAGGATCAACCAAAATTTCAACCCCACCGAACTGGCAAATTTGAACTTTTGAAAAGTCACCATAATAAACCGCTGGATTAGTTATATCAGCAATTTGGTTTGAGAACATTGCCTTAACTCCCATAATCGCTTCATTGATGATTAATGGATTAACACCTGAAATTTGTGCAGCAGTATAAACTTCGCTAAACAAATCATTTGATATTGCAAATCCTAAATTTCCACGATTGTGGTTATTTGATTGTACTTCCTCAACTAATGCCATCATCAAGTTTGTGATGTTTGCATTTGTAACTGGAGTTTTTCCGTTTCCTAAATAATCATAAGAACCATTTGCAGAATCATCAGTGAATAAAGCATACTCAACTTTTGATCCAACCGCTTGAGCAATTGAGTTTCTCAATGCTGATTCAAGTGATTCATTGCTTTGCATAGCTGCCTGTTTACTAAAATCGACAAAACTTGCAAGTCTTTTTGGGGCAAGATCTTTTTTGCTCATTGCAGAACCGCCATCAGCAGCTGCATCAGTTTCACCCTCCCATTGAGTAGTAACTGCACCCAAGATTGGAATACGTTGGTCAGTTGTTGAAGTTACTCGTGTAACACCAAGATCGTTTAAAATGGTATTGGCGTAAACGGCTTCCACGAAGGATTGAGTTTCTACTCCAGATGTGCCGTTTTCAGTAACAACTGCTCTGTTCAAAATCATTGATGGTATAACAACACCATTTGCACTTCGACCAATTGCAGTCATTTCTTTTTGACCTTCTTGAGCCATTTCTAATTCAACACCATCAAGTTTTCCACCAAATGCTGCACGTACTGCTTTACCAAAAGAAAATTCTCTAACTATTTCTTTTTCCTCTTTAGTTTCTGCCACTACTGGACTTCCACCTAAATTTGCTGCTTTCATTCTTATTTCTTCTTCTTTTTCTACTTTTGGAAGTTCATCAACTAATTCAGTTAATCTTTCCATGTTTGTGTCAAATGACACTTTTTCTTCTTCAGAAAAATCTCTATTTTCATCAGATACTAAATTTTCAAGAGCATCAAGGGAAGTTTTCACTTCACCGATTTCTTCTCTTATTACTTTACTATTTCTCATTTTCTAAATTTTAATACTACAAAAATCAATTATTTGATTATATGTACTTTGTAACAATTTTAACTTTGTTATAATTACGCAAAGATGATTTTGTTTCAAGTCCCATTTCTTGTTCAACAATTTCTTCTTCAACAACCTCAAGTGACTTTTTAAGTTCATCAACTTGGTCAGCACTTCGTTTGAATGCATCACGATTTGAACCAGCACTCACAATTGACCACTCAACCAATTCTTGACGTGTGAAGTAAATCGTGTTTCGATCTTCATCTTCTTTGTTGCCATAACGATATTCATGCGGTATTGCACCAACACTTGCCATCTTCAAAATGCCGTCTTGCATCTTATTAAATACTTTGTCAGCAAGTGGATTGTTTCCTTCACGTTCAAATGTTACCTCACCAATCAACGCGTCACCATCTCTAAACACTCGTGATGTTCCAATGATTGTGTCAGGGTTAGAACCACTCACTTCGTGATTATATCCAACAATTGGATTTCTATCATATGTTGACAAATCCCATCCATCAAGTTTGAATGATGTTCCATGTCTGTCAATGGATTCTGTTGATATTACAAATTGTGCAGTACGTTCAACTTCGTTAATATTTCGAACCTCTGCAAGTCTTTCAATTTTATTCATTACTTTTCTATTTTTATCAATTTCTTTTAGTTTACTTTCTGACCATCTTAATCCAGCTTTTCCACCCCACAACAAAAACGATATTGTTCCACACGCTTCAGTGTTATCAGGATCATAATATACTTCAGCACGTGACAAATATGAAAACATCCTTTTGATAGTATCTTCAGTGATTGCTTCCTTATTTGCAAGTTGTTGACCTCTAACTTTTCCAACTTGTGTTGCACATTTGTTTCCAACCTTTTCATTTAATTCAATGCCACGTTTAGCATTGTTAGAAACCGCATCAGGATAATCACTATAGCTCGCCATCTTCCTTTTTATAATAATTGTCCATGTCTTGAATAGGTATTCTATTTATTTGGACATAACGTTCATCACCACCTTCAATTGGATTTCTATCCTCTAACTCAAGTACATCATTAATGCTATAAGCACCAATGTCAGTCATCAATCTATAATACTCACCTTTTGTCTTGACATCAGTTCGCAATAATCTATCTACATTGTGCTTAAAATAATGGTCAAGTTTTTCAGTATCTTTTAATAGTTTTCGTCTGTATTCTTGCTCAATCTTTTCAATCCACGTTCCTATTGAATAAGTCACAAATTCAATGGACTGGTGTTCAATGTTTGAAAACGTTGAATTTTCCATTTCATTAATCATGTGAGATGGTATTCCCAAGATTGTTGCAATCTCATTCTTTTGGAATTTACGAGTTGAAATCCATTCAGCATCTGCTGGAGGAAGTCCAATACGATGATATTTTGAACCAGCATCAAGTATTGCAGTTCCACGTGTCCCATTTGGTCCATAGTTTGCAGCCCATTGTTGACTAATTGCATCTTTTGTTTCTGGTTTTAATACACCAGCAAATTCAATGAATCCGTCAATCCTACTCCCTTTGTTAAAAAAATCAGCTCCATAATCTTGTGCTGCAATTGATAAACCAAGATTTTGTTTGTGTGCTTGTATTGCCGAAAGTCCAACAACTGGATCAACTCCAAACCCTCGAAGATTTATCATGTCAGCATCTTTGACAAGCAATGATTCAGTTTCATTGTATGCTTCCTTGACTTGAACTTTCCAATAAATCTCATCGTCATATTTTATTGGCTCACATTGTTCGCGTGTTACATTAACCAATGATGTTGGTGTTCCAAACTGATCACGCTCAATAATAGCCAATCCATTACCATGATTGATTGCGGATGTGATTAATATTTGTGTGAAGTCAAAAGAAATTGATTCATAGTTTGCTTCAGCATTCAACAAGTATTCTGTTGGATGTGCAACAATTTCACGCCTTCCATTTTGTTTTCGAAAAACCTCAACTGGCAACATTGCCACTGATTCTGTAATTCTTCTTACACCAGCCCAATATGCTGACAAACCCATTGCAGTTTGTTCAGTGACTGGAGTTCTTCCAATCATTCCACCAAAGTTTGCATTTAAGAAACCTTTTTTTGCGGATAGAACTGGATTGATTCTTTTGATTTCAAATCCAAATAAATTCACTATTGCAAAAATGAAATAATAATTTTTTATAAATATGTAAAATATTTAACTAAAAAAACCCTTACATTTATGCAAGGGTAATTTTATGATATATCAATACTTATATGTTTTGCAAATATATTACTTTTTCTTAAAATTAATTGATTGAGATGCTTTGAATGATTGATGATTTTTGTATGGTTTATAGTCAGGTAAATAAATGTTGATTTCTTTCACACATTGGTCATAAGCCATTTTGCGAATCTTGACCTCTTTCAAATGCTTATGAAACAAGTCATCAATTCCTTTTGTCACTGCATTAATTATTTCATCAGGAACATTCACAATAGTATTGTTTTTTGGAACATTTACAAACGTTATATTTTTATTTGACAAAATAACACGATAAGAATCATAGTCTTTGTAGTGTTTAAAATGTGGTGCATACTTCCGAACTAAATTGATTGCTTCATCATATGCATCATCAGGTGGATGATTTTGCAACATTTCAAAAAATAAAAAATCAAAGTTCTTTTTATTGTTTAACACATCATATATTTTTTTTGGTAGTTTCATATTATATACAAATCACCTTCCTCTAAATAAGACTTGTTTGAATCAGGTTTGTCAAGCCATAAACCAAATGCCATGATATTTGAAATCAATCCATCAATCTTTTTATTTGGTGAACGTGTGTCTTTTTCAAGTTTTATGTTTCCAGCTGGATCAGACTTGACCGAAGCATTGCCAACCATCCAACGCAAGACTGGATTATTGCCATGATTAAACTTTTTACTTTCGACCATTGCTTGTAATTCTTTTGTTGGTGCATTCATAGATTTAAAACCTTGTCTAAATTCAATCAAGTCAAATCCTTCTTCATACAACTTTGGTGCAATGTGATGTGAATTCCAATTGTCATATGCAATGGATTGAATATCATATAACTTATTAAGTTGACCAAGTTTGTAAATGATAAAATCATAATCAATCACATTCCCACTTGTTTCTTCAATGTATTCATCACGAACCCATTCACGATAATTAATGTTTTTTTTGTCAGCTGATTGTGTTCCTTTATCTTCAGGTAACCAAAACCAATTTTTAGAATAATATTTACCTTCGATATTCCAAACTAAACTGAATGCAGTGATGTCACTTCGTGATGATAAATCCAGCCCACCAAAACAAGGATAATCACGCAACATCTCATCATCAAAATCCCAATTTGATTTGGTCCATACTTCATCATTAATCCAACCATCTTTTGATTGTGTCCAAACATTAAGATAGTATCTTTTAAATGAATTCAAACTTGCTGCACTCACCATTGCCTTGTTTGCTTCCTTTTCATATGCACGTTTGCCAATTGATATGTTATAATTTGGATTTGCTTTTTTCCAAGTACGTTCATCAAATGGATCATCTTCTTTGTCTGCTCCATAAACACAAACCAGTTGTGATTCATCTTCAATCAAACCTTTGGCAATGTCAATGGCTTGTTCATGTCTTTGGTATCCAATGCCATATAAATCAGAACCAGCAGTTGTGATAATAAATGACAAAGGTTGTTTTCTTGCACCTTGTGATTTCTCAACCATCTCAAGAACTTCATTATTTTTATGAACGTGCAACTCATCAATGATTGCCAATTGTGGATTTATTCCATCCTCACCACCAGCTTCTTTTGATAATATTTGATATGTTTTTAAACCACCAATGTGGTCAGGTGCAGTGATTGAGTTTCGGTAAATGTTACACTTGGATTTTAATCTTGGTGATTTTTGTATCACTTGCTTTGTTGCATCGAAAACTAAACCAGCTTGTTTTCTTCCCCAAGCAACACCAACAATTTCAGAACCACCTTCACGTTCAATGTCAATAAACACACAAGCAATTGATGCAGCCAAAAATGACTTACCTGATTTTTTTGGAATCTCAATGTAAGCACTTGTGTATTTTCGAAGTCCAGTTTCTTTGTGCTTCCAACCAAATAATGGCTTTATAATATCATCCTTTTGCCATTGCTCTAAAATAAATGGCTCACCAGCTTTGTCACCTTTCACGTGTTTGACATTTTCCTCAATGTATTGGACCACAATGTTTGCAGTCCTTTCATCAAAGTAGTATTTGTCTAAATCAATATTTTTAAAATTAGTTTTATATGCCATCAGAATAAATGTCTTTATCTTCTTCAGGTTTTTGTTGTAGTTGGATTCTTGTTCTTGCTGATGGACTAAACCCAAACTCTTGTGACAATCTTAAAAAGTCCTTTCTTAATTTGTTCAGTTCCATATATAATGGATCAATTTTTTTAGCACCTTTGTCATCAAGATAAAATCGACCTTTTGTATTTTCTTTTAACCATTCCAATTCACTATACACATAACAATATTCTTTAAACAAAGTCAGGTCAATGAATGAAATATATCCATACAATTTTTGTGACTGCATCAGTTGTTGAGTCCACATTTGTTTTGCAACATCATTCAAATCTTCAGGTGGTGATGGAACTTCGTTGTGAACCCATTGCAAAGCATTCGTATCTGCAATCGGATCGTTTGCACGTGTCACGTTTATTGTGCCTTTTGCCTTAAGCACTGCAATTGGTTGTGGTGTTGGTCCCTTTCTACCCATACCCTATACTTGTAAATGTGTACGTTTTTG